CCAGCCATCAAAAGCTTGGTGGCTGCATCGAGTTTGCCTGCTGTTTTTGCTTGTTCGGCTGCCGCTAAATTAGAGGCCAAAGCAATGTCCCCGGCTCTGATTGCCGCATCTGCATCATCTAAATAAATTTTGAACTCTCGCCCGGCTGCTGTTTCGTTGGCCGCCCTAACAATGTTTGTTGACCCGCTAAAGGAATCAATGCCACCAGCAAATCCTTTTGCTGTTAAGGTGGCATTGGTTTGTTTAAGCCGCTCTAGAACTTGGTTTGCCTTTTGCTGGTATTGAATTGAGCGGCGGTCATATTGGGTTTGCTCTAGCCTTCCCTTGAGCTCCAGCTGCTTACCCTGAATCTGACCCTGCTGGTATGAGCTATAGGCAGACATGACTGATGCGGCCACAGCTGCGGCAGTAAACGGATCGTTTTGAACCCTGCTCGATCCGGGTGGATTGTGTGGGTCACCGAGCGGTAGGCCGTGGACGTTAATATCGAATCTGTTCATGTCATGCCCCAGGATATGTAGATATCTTGTATTCCAAACCAAGCAAGGTCATCTTTAGCGGAATAGTTTGCTTAATAGTGATCTTGCCTTCTGTTGTATAGCCGAGAATCCCGTCAATAGTTTTTGTGCCAGTAAATTCAGGTACTGGATCATCAAGCGTATTTTGATTGTCAAAGTTTCTAAAAGTAACTTCATTGTCGTTTATCACCATATGTTGAGTGTCTTTAACAATGGCATTTACCTCAAGAATTCTCTTTTGGTAAGCCAGCCTGGTTCCAGCAGCAATCTTAATGTCTGCTGGCATTGTCACCGCTTGAACGGTGTAATTCATTCCAACCTGGTAGGACGTAGTGGATGAACGCGAAAACGTCACCGTGCCGCCAGACGGAACCTGTTGAGCAGCTTGCAGCGCACCGTCTAAAATGATCTGAACGGACTTGCCTTCAAGGTGTGACATTGAGACAGAGGCGGCTGCGCCTCCAGTTTTGGCACAGTCGGTCTGAATGTCTCCATCAAATGTTTCGATGTAATACTGAGTCGTACTATTTATAGTACGCTTTACTACCGTATAGATAGTGGTTATATCAATCCCAACGTCAAGAAATTCCCCGTCCGTAGTCCACTCTGCTGGCGCAATCACGTTCTGAATCCGCAGCAAAGAAAACGCAGCTATGCTGCCATCGGCCTGGTTAACTATCAACAATAGGTCGTTTTCGTCAGTTGCCACCGAGCGGCGTAACGCCATGCGTGTCGGCGTTCTCAATAGGTGGCCAGATAACAACGAAACCTTTGATGAAACGTAAGTTGCTTGTGTGTCGGTGTAGGCAAACTCTTCTAAAGACTTACCCTGGCGCTGGATATATAGCGTGCCAGATTCTAATTGCAATACTCTAATCCCAGTTCTTGCCCCGTTTCTAGTAACGCCCTTCATAAAGAATGATGTTGGCGTAATTGGCTCAAGGCCGTTTTGTGGGCAAAAGAACTCGCCGCCGGTTGTAAATACTTGAAAGTCTCTAGCGGAGGTAATGTCTACAATTGAATTAAACGTGTTGGTGTCTAGCGTTGCCTCAACCGATTCATCATCCAAACCCTCGCCTGGTTCAAAGTTAAAAAAGTCCCCTACCCTAGAACCCCAGACAGTTGACGGTCTGGAATCAGACCCGCCAAAATATAACCGCCCCTCATGGAAAGTTACCGACAACGGCCAACCTCGGGTGTTAGACCAAACATCCTCGTAGCCGAGTTCAAATGACCAGGCAGAATCAGCAATTGCCGTTGTATTAAAAAACGGAAACTCTGTGATTGCCTTGACAACCGTTGTACTAGTAAAAGCAACGATCTTAGCCCTGCCCTGTGGCTCGGCGTTTACATACTGGCCAATTAAATTGGCAATTCCAAAGGTCGATGTATTGTCTGGCTGTGTAGTCCAGGCAACCGAAACCGTTGCTACTTTTGTGGCACCAACGTAGTCGCTGATAATTCTTGCCTGACCAGAGCCCGTGCCACCAGTAATTGTTATCGTTGACCCGTTGTAAATGTCATCGGTTGCTATGGCCGCAGCTGGCAAGGTGATCGTGCTTGCGCCACCCGCCGTTGCTGTGCCAGTTAAGCCATTGTGGAATGCCGCACCGCTTGCGGTTAAGTTTACCTTTCCAGACACGGCAGACGGAGTGAGCGTCACCGCGCGGCCAGCTTCGTTTGTAACGGTAAATGCGTATCTTGGAACGGTGTCAAAAGTAATCGCGGTTGCCGTCCAGCTTGCATCAGTCGCGCCACGCACAATCTTGATTGGCTGAATGTCTGGGTGTACAACAATTAGAGTATCAGCAGACTGCGTCCAATTTATAATTCCCAGCCTAGCCCCAGTAAGACCAACGCCACTTGTATCCAAATAATCCGGGGAGCCGCCATTGATGTCTAAGATTTGAGCGCCGTTTTTGAAAACGTGCATCCGATTGTGGGTAAAGCACAGCATATAGCTGTCGGACGTTGAAAACTCAAACGGAACCAAGCGCACTCCGTTAGCCGCAGATTCGGAGCTGCTATTTGGCAGGCTCATAACGTATCTGGTGCCTGGCCTGCGGCGAATACCACCCTGTGGCTGCACCACCACGTTGGTGGCCTCCTCAAGCGCGTTTGAGTATGCCTGCAAGTCAACCCTAGCCCTCAGCAGGGGGTCAAGTTCCCCGGTTGAGAAGTTGGTCTGGATTGACGTAAAACGCGCCATCAGTTCCTCACATCAATCAAGCTGTAGTCCTCAATCACAGAGATTGGCTGCCCCTGTCCATCAATGGTGGTAGCGGTTCGCATATATCCACCGCGGCCATTTTCTGATGCAGCGCCAATAGCAATCTGCTGCCAATATTGGGTTTTGTCGATCTGGTCTGTAATTGGTAGCGATAGGTGCCAGGCCATCATGTACTTGAGAAGCTGCACAAAGTAGACCGGCATCTCGTATTCTTGGACGGCATACGGATAGTCAGCGTAGATGGTGGTCTCGTTGGTGAGCAGCTTGTCTTGGAATATCCGGTAGTTTTTAATCGGTCTAGAACCAGGGGTGCTGCTAACGAATATCTGCCTGGGCGGCCCAATCCGATCACCCGGCAATTGATATTCATACCTGTATTCTGTAGTTGGGGTAGAGGTTAACTGAGATAGCTGAATCTTCTTGTAAACAAATGACCAGGGGTAATTAAGAAGCGCCTGGTTCTTGATGTCTGGGTATAGCCGGTCACATACGTTGGCCGCGTTGGTTCCCTCGTTAAACGATGAGATAGCTTTAGCGCCCAGCATCAATAGAGCGTCTGAACAAATCGATAGTGCGGAATCACCTGCTGCCATTTGCATTACTCCATATATCTCTTACCCAGCCATTTGAACCGGAGCCCTTGGGCTCCCCATGAAAACAAACCACTTTTGCTTCGTCCGGTTTTGGCTTGCCAAGAAGATGAAATTTGTATGAGAAGATTCTATTGGGGAATATCTGTTGCCACAAGCAGTCTGGCTTTTGATTCTTGGCAATAAACGCCTGGTCACCAAGATTCAGGCTGCCAGAGTACATGGTCATATAAAACGATGGGTCTGACCTGAATGTCAGGTAAATGTGCGAATAGTCCCCGTTCCAGGCCATCATCCCGCTTGCCGGTGTATTGCGCTTGCCCAAGTCTTTGAGCATCGTGAATTTATGTGGGTACTCGGCCAGCTCGGTCAGGTCACCACAGATAACTGTATCTAGGTCAAAGTAAAGCACCGGGCCATCAAATACCCAAGAGAAGAGCTCGATCTTAGACCACCAACCTGGCCACCCGTGTTTGAGCGGTATGCGCTCACACGGCACATCTACATCTGAAAAGCAAACAAATCGATGGTCTCCGAGGTTGCGATCCACCATATTCATCAGTCTTTCTACATCGTCTGGCGTATAAACATCCTTGCCGGCCGATTGGCTGAATCGGCCAGACTTGAGAACGCAGGCAACAGTTAACATGGGGCCCCTAGAACTTGGCGGGTATATCCGCTAAGAGAGGTTACACCATCCATGCGTCCATGTTCTTTGTGTATATACAGAAACCTTTGCCAATGCTCAATGTTATTGGTGGGTGCAAATACCCTGTCTGGCTTGCTGTCTGGGTATTGGTCGTGGTAGTTGGTGCTGCTAACGCTCAAAGGGATACCAGCCATAATTACCTCATCGAAACCCATAGCCTTGGCCCAAATTGCGGCCACAATCCCACTTGATCCTTTTATACCAACCATGTTGTTCCACCAGTAGTCCACATCATTTCCCATGATGCCAGCCCTAGCATGAACCTTTATTGGCCTGCCAGCTTTAGTTTTGTATTCTTGGGCGTAATTATTGTGCTGCGTCCAGATATGCTCAATTTCAGGAATCATTGCAGCTGCATTATTGACACCAACAATGGTGGCATCTGTCCGAAGTTTGTGTGCGTTTTCTAGGTCTTCAAAGACACAAGGGGCTGCGCCACAAATAATGGCACACCCCTTGTGTTGTACGTCATACGGCTGCGGCATCACAATCGGGAGCTCGTGACCCCCTCTTGATTAGTCCGTATCCGTGTTAGCTAATGTCGTGCCATCGTTCACATCAACTACACCAGATGCGTTGGACAACACATATACCAGCGTTGCTACAGCAGTCGTACCCGTTGATGTAACACAGTAAATCAGGTCTCCAACTTCCAGGGTATCAGCCAGGCTGTTGAAGTAGCCAGATGTATTGACATCGGCAATAGCGTCAGTCGTTTTATAAGCGTAGATCGATGGTGCATTGCCGCGCTTATTGGGGCTGACAGAGTTTAAACCAGTAATAGAAAATGCCATTATCGTTCTCCTTATGCCGAATCGGTGGTTTGGACTTCGACAATACCTTCGGCATCAATCGCAATTGCACCGGCTGAGAATACTGCGTTGACCAAAAAGCTGGTCTTCTCAGGGATGTAATTGATTTCCGTGCGAGGAGCGATACCCTCTGCATAGCCGATTGCGTCACGGTGGAAAGCCCACAGCTTGCGCTCGCTCGATGCAACGGGAAGACCACCCTCGGTACGGTCACCGATTGTGTGGAAAGTAAAGCCGAGGAATGTGTT